GGAAGCGGGGCACCCATGACTCCCACCAAACCCCTCTCGGACGAGGAATACGCGGGCTGGTTCGAGGCCCTGACCCGGCTGGATCGCACGGTCTCCGTCACGGAAGCGGCGGCGCGGGCGGCCACCAAACCGGATCAGCCGTTCGTGCGGGGCAAGCTGAAGGCGTATGCGGCCGCGCGCGATGCGGTGGCGCGGCGGGTGGCGAAGGAACAGGAACGACGAAAGGAGCAGCGGGGATGAGCGAGCTGCGCGAACGGGTGGCGAACGGGATCTGGGACGATCGAATCATCCGGCGCGAGATTGTCGGTATGTCGTGGACGCAAGCCAAGTCCCTTTCGCAGAGCGGATGGAAAGCGATTGTGGAAAGCGTCTACAGCGACGCCGACGCCGCCATTGCCGCGATGCAGGCCGAGCCGACCGAGGTGGAACCGCTTCTCGCGGACATGGATGCGTTGATTACAACGGCCCGGCAGCAACGATTCGGCATGGATACGCACTCACCAGAGTACATCGGCAATTGTGGATTCTGTGAGGGAGTCCGGGCGGTTCGTGAGCTCATCGCCGCCCGAAAGGCCGCGTCATGACCGGCCCGCGCACCTGGTGGCGACAACGGCGGGAGCGGCGACGGTGATGCTGCGCTGTCTGGTGCCGGCCACGCCGCACACGCTGCTCCGTCCCAACGTCACGAGCATCAGCGCGCGGGAACGGGCGAAGTTGCCCTATCCCCTCAACGTGCAGCCGGCGGCCAAGGCCAAGGCGCTGCTCAAACGGGAACTGCGCGAAACGGCGGCATGGGCGGCGCGGGACGTCGCGCCGCCATCCCCCATCACGGCCCCGGTGATGCTCTACGTGGTCATCGGCTGGGAGAAGGGCCGGAAGCGGCAGGACTTCGATGCCGCCGTCTACGGGCTCAAAGGGGTCATTGACGCGCTCATGGATGCCGGCTGGATTGCCGACGATGCGCAGGTGGCCGGGATGACGGTCCGGCAGCGCACCGGACAGGCGGTGGGATCAATCGACGTGGCGCTGGAACTGGCGTCCGATGTGGAGGCGGCGTGATGGCGATGGATGACCGCGTGATCGAGGCGGCGGACCAGGCGTATTGGGAGAACATGCGCGACTTCGACCGCGACAAGTTCGCCATGCGCGCCGCCATCACCGCCGCGCTGCGGGCGATGGAACCGGAGCTGCGGGCGGCGGTGGAGCGAATGGAGATCGCCACCCGTGGCTGTGAAGTGGCGCTGACGCACTACCCTGATGATCTCGACATCTTTCGGACGGAGCGTGACGCCGCCCGCCGCGACCTCTTCGCCCGGCTCGGCCTGGACGGTGACGCATGATCGATCCCACCTACGCCGACGCGACGGCGCGCACCATCGAAACGCAAGCCCGCGAACTCCGCGAACTGCGCGCGCTGGTCACCGAGCAGATGCACACCATTCGGGGGCAGCAGCTGGTGATCGCCGGCATGCGGGAGACCATCACGGCCCAGCAGCTGCGCATCCAGCGGTTGCAGACCGGCATCGCGGCGGCGATTGACGAGGCGAAGGCGCGGGGCGCGTCCTGATGACGCGGCACGGCTGGCACTGCCCCTCGTGTCACACCGTGCTGGGCCGGCTCACCACCGACCGGGACGGCCGCGCCCACCTGCACGTCCGCTCCGAGCGCGTCACCACGGTGCGGCCGGGCGCGCCGCAAACCTGGACGGTGACCTGCCGCTGCGGCGCCGTGCGGCCCTTCACCGGCGAGCAGGTGCATCTCGAAGACCGCCGGGTGAACGGCGGGCGGATCGTGGTAGGATAGTGGCGACAACCTGTTGGTGGTTTGGACCGCCGTGTGAAACGCCGATGCGCGTTTTACCGGCGGTCGTTTTGTTTGGTTGTGGTGGCGATGGCGGTTACAGGTTTTACACCAGAAAAAGAAGCCACCATTCTGGAGGCATTGCGGGAGCGACCGAGCTTCGCGGCCGCCTGCCGAAAAGCCCGCATTTCCCGGCCCACGTTCTACAAATGGCGACGCGAGATTCCCGGCTTCGAGGAGCGGGTGATCGCCGCGCGCAATGAAGGGCTTGACGCGCTGGAAGACGCGCTCGCCACGCGCGGGGCGAAGAACGACACGACGGCCGCGATCTTCCTGCTCAAGAGCCATCGCCGGGACGTGTACGGCGACAAGATCGATCACACCCACCAGGGCCGCATCCGGCACGAGCACATCGATCTGTCCATCTACACCGATGATGAGCTTGACCAGCTCGAAGCGCTTCGCCGCAAGGCCGAAGCCGGCCAGGTGGACGGCTGATGAGTGCCGCGCTGTGGCCGCCGCCGCTCCCCGCCATCGACGCCGAGCGGGAGCGCCGTTCGCGGGATCACCTGTTGACCTTTGTCCGGCGCATGTTCCCCCGTTATGAAGCCGCCGCGCACCATCACCGCATCGCTGATGCACTGGAGCGGGTGGAGCGGGGCGCGTGCGATCGCCTGCTGATCATCATGCCGCCGCGCCACGGCAAGAGCGAACTCGCCTCCAAGCACTTCCCCGCCTGGTATCTGGGCCGGCATCCGGAGAAACGGGTGATCGCCTGCTCCTACACCGCGAGTCTGGCCTATCGCTTCTCGCGGCAGGCGCGGAACATCGTCGCCGATGCGCGCTGGCCGTTCGATGTGGGGCTGGCCGGGGATCTGGCCGCCGTGCAATCGTGGGATCTGGACACGGGTGGCGGCTACATCGCCGCCGGTGTCGGCGGCTCGATCACCGGGCAGGGCGCGGACCTGCTGATCATCGATGATCCGGTCAAGAGCGCCGACGACGCCGACTCCGAGGTCAAGCGCGATTCGACCTGGCAGTGGTATCAGGACACCGCGTACCCCCGGCTGCACGACGGCGCGGCCGTCATCGTGATCGGCACTCGCTGGCACGACGATGATCTGATCGGTCGCCTGCTGGCCGCCCACGCGGACGGCGCCGACCAATGGGAGGTCCTGCACCTGCCGGCCATCACCGACGCCGGCGAACCCCTCTGGCCGGAGCGCTACCCGATCCCGGAGCTGTTGCGGCGCAAGGCGAACATGAGCTCCCGGATGTGGGAAGCGCAGTACCAGGGGCAGCCGTTGCCGGCCACGGGCGGCATGTTCCCGCGCGCGTGGTGGTCCCGCTACCGCGAGCTGCCCACGCTGACACGGCTGGAGCTGGTGCTCGATTCGGCCTTCAAGGAAGGCGTCTCAAACGATTATTCCGCGCTCGCCCTGTGGGGAGCGGACGGGCAGGGGAGCGCGTACCTGATTCGCGTCTGGTGGAAACGGCTCGACTTTCCGAAGCTGATCCGGCAGGCGCATGATGCGTTCGCATGGTCCCGCGAGCAGTTCCCGGATCTGCCGCTGCGACTGGTGATCGAAGACAAGGCGAGCGGGCAGAGCGCCCTCCAGGTGCTCAAGCAGCCGTACCACACGGCGAGCGGCGCCTTGCCGGCCTTGCCGGTGGTGCCGTTCACGATCGACGGCACGCAGTCCAAGATTGCCCGCGCCGAGGGCGTCGCCGGCGTCGTGGAAGGCGGGCGGGCCTGCATTCCGGAGCAGGCGGCGTGGCTGGATGATTGGCTGGCCGAGCACGAGCGGTTCCCGCTGGGCGCCCATGACGATCAGGTGGACACGACCGCGATGGCGCTGACTCGCCTGCTGCTCACGCCGCGCAAGAAGGTGAGGATCTACTGATGGGCGTCTGGGACTTCCTGCGCTGGAACAGCCACCCGGCCCCGGCCATCACCCGCGCCGACATCGGCCCGGTCGAGCTGCGTGACGCCGCCGCCACCCTCCAGGTGTCGCACACCATCAACCGGCCGCAATGGGCGCGCCGGGAACTGGGCACGTTCGAGCGGCAGGCGTACCAGCGGCTGGGCCTGATCTTCCGCTGCGTCACCGTGCTGGCCTCGGCCCTGGCCGAAGCGCCGCTCAAGGTGTTCGATCCGACCGGCGAGGACGACGCGCGCCATCCGATGCGGTCGCTCATCACCCTGCCGAATCCGCAGATGGGCGAGGCGATGTTCTGGTACAACGTCGCCGTCCGGATGAGCATCTACGGGTTCTGCGTGGTCGAAAAGGAGCGCTCAGCCGCTGGAACTGTCGTCGCCCTCTGGCCGATGAACAGCGAGCTCCTCAAACCGATCCCGCGCGCAGACGGCACCCACGATTGGCTCTACCGGGTCTCCGGCCAGCCGGACACCGTGCTCCCGGCCGAGGACGTGGCGGTGTTCACGTTCGCGGCCACCGGCACCGGCGATCCGCGCGGCATCGGGCCGCTGGAGATCGCCCTGCGGGAATGGAGCCTGCTCAATACGATGCAGGATTACCTCAAAGGGTTTTTCGATGCCGGGGCGCTGCCGGTCTATGGCCTCGTGCTCGATCCCGAAGCCGACTTCAGCGAGGACGAAGCGACCCTCGTGCGTGAAATGTGGGTGGAGCGCACGACGTGGCGCAACGGCGAACCGCCCAAGCCGCCGATCATGTCGTCCGTCAAGGACATCAAGCGCCTCTCGTTCGACATGGACGAGCTCGCCTACACCGATCTGCGGGACCTGTCCGAAATCGCCATCTGCCAGGCGTTCGGGATTCCCGGCTCGCTCGTGGGGCAGCGGTTCGCGCAGGAGCGGAACACCTACAGCAACTACGGGGAAGCCCGGCAGTCGTTCTACGAGGATACCATCGCCAAGCTCTGGGGCCGGATGGACGACGTGATCACCCGGGATGTGCTCTATGACCGCGCGATGGAGTGGCGGCCCGGCTACAGCGTCACGTTCGACACCAGCGGCGTGGCGGCCATGCAGGAAGACGCCGTCGCCAAACGGGCGCACCTGCTCGATGCGTTCCGGGCCGGGGCGGTGACGCGGGCCGACTACAAGCGGGCCGCGAACCTGCCGGTGATCGACGACGCCGATGATGTCTACCTCATGCCGTTCAACCTGATCGAGGTCCCGGCCGCCACCGGACAGCGGAGCGCCCGCCACGCGCCAGGATCGTCCGTGCGGGCTGTTCCGCCGTCACATGCCGCCGTACCCGATCCCGACACCGAACGCCGCGCACGCGGCCTCGTGCCGCTTGAGACGCGCGCCCGGCTGGAAACCCGCGCCGCCCGGCTCTACACGAGCGCCGGGGCGAAATTCGGGCCGCTGCTCTATGCCTACTTCCAGGCGCAGAAAGGCCGGGTGCTGGCCGTGGCGGAACGGGCCGCGCGGTCCGATCTGGAACGGCGCGACGTGGCCGATCTGCTGGCGATCGACTGGGCCGATGAAGCGGACGAACTGGAACCGCTGCTGCGGCAACTCTGGGAGCTGATGGGCGAGACGGCCACCGGCCAGACCGTGGGGCTGCTGGGGCTGGGGGAGAGCGATCTCGTCTGGGATGTCAGCAACCCGTGGGTCAAGCAGGTGCTGAGTCTCGTGGGGCAGCGGGTGACAAACATCACCGAGACGACGCGCTCGGACATTCAGCGCATCGTCGGGCAGGCGCTTACCGATGGCGCATCGATTCCGGACCTGTCTGACCGGCTGCGCGGGCTCTACGAAGAAAACTATCGGGGCCGCAGCGAGACGATTGCGCGCACGGAGAGCATGAACGCCTACAACGAGGCGACGCTGGCCGGGTACGCGGAATCCGGGCTGGTCTCGCAGGTGGAGATCCTCGACAACCCGAACCACGACACCGATCCGGGGCCGGACGGCTATACCTGCGCCGGCCGCAACGGGCTCGTGGTGGATCTGGTGCAGGCGCGGGTCCATATGGCCGCGGAGCATCCGAACGGCAGCATGGCGCTGGCCAGCGTGCTCGACAAACCCCTAGGAGTCGTCTGAGATGAGCATTCCGACCACGAACCCCACGACGTACACGGTGCCCACGACGGCCGTCTACCGGACGCCGGACGGCCGCGACTCCCGGAACTTCTATGCCGGCGATGTCATCCCGATGGCCGAAGCGATCCGCTTCGCCATGCCGGACGCCGCCTACGCCACCACCACGCCGTTCAATGCGGTTGAGGAGCAGCGGATCGCGGATCTGGTCGCGGCAGGCGGCGGGGGCGGGGGCGATACCTACCCGATGCACCAGGCGGTCTGGTAC